AGAGAAGAAGGCGAACGAATAGATTAAAGAACACCTACCTTAGGCCCATACTCGTTATGGTGTTTGGTGTGGCCGGCTGCTGGCCTGGAGGGATGCCAAAAGTGAGCAAGATTAAACAAGCGATAAATACTTAATATGCGATATAGTCAAATTAAACAAGCCTTAAAAGAAGCAGAGATCATTGATGAAGTATCAATGAGTCCTTCCAGCCTAGAAGCGTTCGCTAACAGTCCGGAAGCTGATGGTATGCTTATGGGTATTGAATTTGAAATGTGCGTACCCAATGCCAGCTCAGGTGACTATGAGCCTGAGTGGGAATACGATTACGAATACAACGAAAGCGCCTACAATATTGATGATATTCTTAACTTCTTCCGCAACGGTGATTTCAGTAACATGAGTCGTAGTGACTCTGAGCGTTATCGTAGTGAACTATATGACGAATACCTAGACTGGACTAATGAAGCATCTAATCGCTATATAGACGATAACGTAGATGAATTAGACAGCCTTATCCGAGATCAACTTGAAGGCGAAATTGATCGTGATGATGTCAAAGATGCGGCACGTACTCGCTGGATAGAAGCAAACCCTGACGAAGATCCCGACAGTGACGATGCTGATGCAGAAATTCGTGTCATAACATTAGAAATGATCGAAGATCGAGTAGATGAATTAATGGCAGATACCAGCGGTAGAGAGTATCAATATGCCTACGACCAAGCACGTCAAGAAATGGAAGATGACTTCCGTAACGGTGGTGATGGCGATGAAGGTGCTTGGTTAAGCGACATTGGCATTGGTGATATGCAGGACGCTGAACGTCATTGGGGCTTTGATTGGCCTCACATGTATGACGCTAACGAAGGCAATGATGGTGGTGATGCAGACATAGATCAAGTAGCAGATGACTTTTATGGTGCTACTGGATATGAAGCACGCGGGTTTAGTAATTACCACAGTGGCAATCGTAGTCAGCAACAACAAGAAGGTTACTTTATTATTGAACCCGATGCTTCAATTGATGCTGAACAAGGTGATGCAGGCTTAGAGTTTATCAGTCCAGCTATGCCACTTAAAGATGGCTTGACTATGTTGAAAAAAGTTAAACAATGGGCTAAGTTGGCAGGTTGTTATACTAACAAATCAACGGGCCTACACATGAACATCAGTGTGCCTAACATGACCACTGATAATCTAGACTATGTTAAACTAGCATTATTCCTAGGTGACGAATACGTACTTCAAGAGTTTGGTCGTCAGTACAATACCTATGCTAAAAGTGCCATGAAGATTGTTAAAGAAAAGATTCAGGCCAATCCAGAAAACGCCACAGAATTGTTGGCCAAGATGAAAGAACATCTTGGAGCGGCAGCTAGTAAACTAGTACACAGTGGCGTTACACAAAAGTATACAAGTATCAATACCAAAGGCAACTACGTAGAATTCCGTGGTCCAGGTGGTGATTATCTAAACGAAGACATACCTAAACTTGTTAATACTGCTCTACGTCTAGCACAAAGCCTACGTATTGCCACAGACGAGTCAGCATACAAACAAGAATACGCTAAGAAATTATACAAACTAATCAGCCCAGAAGGCGAATGGACTGATCCTAATAATAGCGTAGCATTGTTCAGTCGCTATGCTCTAGGACAGATCAACAAATCAGAATTAGTAAGTAATGTTCGTCAAGCACAAACAGCTCGTAAAGAGAAGAAAGGCGAAGAAGTACAGTACTGGGTCATGAACAAAGATGGCACTGGTGGCAAGCAAATGGTGTTTGCCGCTAGTGAAACAGCCGCTATCATCCTAGGCGGTAAGCAAATGGGTATGAATCGCGAACAAAGTATCAGCCAACTAAAAGCTGAATTGTTTAAGAGTGAAGAAATAGGTGATGCTGCACCAGCATCATTGTCACAGAGTTGGAAGGATTGGGTTGAAGAAACATTACCTACTGTTACAGTAGATACAGCAAACTCTGTGAGACAACGAGTAATAAATGGTGGTGATAATTTAGATGCCGATGCCAGTGGCTGGATAGTTAAACAGATTGATGCCGAACTACGCAGTAGAATGGATCAAGGAGTAGTCGACGGCAATGAAACACGCTGGAAGGTTTATTTTGCTCGTGGTAGACATGTAGATCAAGACCCGGTATTCGTCGATGCTGATAGTCCTCGTCAGGCTAAACTTAAAGCCGCAGATATATTCATGCGAGAGCAACGGATATCAGTGGGCCTACACGATTTAGAAGCCATTGCTACCACACAAGATGCTGGCCGTCCAGAAGTAACTTGGAATATTATAAACGGTCTAGGTGAACCTGCTGGTACTGTTAACGCAAGAACCAGTGACGAAGCACTACATGTATACGGTAGTGTTAATAATGTCGATACTAGATACTATAGAGCAACACCAGTTGAAACAACGCCAAGTGCAGGCACGTACACTAGTTTCGCAGATGCGCAGGCTGCGGCAGATAGAGCAAACGCTGGTAATACCACTAACAGAGAAGTGTTTGACGGTTTAGCCAATAACTGGCAAGAGTGGCTTCAGGGTGTTGGTAGACATACCGACGGTAATCTACAGCGTATACTTGATAATATGGCCCAGGGTGTTAATGCTCACTATACCAACTTAACTCTTGACGAGAAAGACTTTATTATTAATACTGTTAATCAAGAAATACGCCGCCGTAGTAGTAATAACGAATTAGCTGCCAACGCAGGTGGTGCCGAAAACGCAGTGCGTGATAGTTTGCCCCAAGCACATCGTGAGTGGTTAGACAATGTAGCCGATAAGAGTGACATGGATCTAATCAACGTATTCCGTAATGTCAGCACAACCGCAGTATTAAATGATCAACAGACTGCTTACTTTAGAGTTATTATTAAACGTGAACTACGTCGTCGTGGTATCAGCGACAGTGAGCGCGATGCTAGCGAACAAGGCGCAACTCCAGTACCTAATTATGAGATATATGCGCCAGACAGCGGAGTAGTAGTACACCAATTCCACGCCGACAACGAAACAGACGCAAATAGAAAGTTCAGTGAATTTGAACAGAATTACGAATCAGATTACGATTTCCATCACGAGTATCGCAGAATTGGCCCTGCACAACAGGAATTACCATTGGAACCCGCAGTGCCACAGACCACTGCTACAGATTTTGAAGTAGTTAAAGCTGATGGTAGTGTGGTGTCAAACATACGAGGTGCTGATATGGTCTATGCTCATCGTAAAGCACGTGAATTAGAACAAGACCTGGGCTTAGAAAGTGGTGCGTTAACAGTTAGAGCATTACCAACAACAAACGAATCTATAAAACAATTACGCCGATTGGCAGGATTAGTATAATGAACTTATTTGAAATGTTTGAACAAGGGCCACCTAAGCCAACGCTGATAGATGCATTGCGTGATTTTTTGCCCATCGCAGTTCAACATTTAAAATTAGATCACATTCCTAAAATTCGTTTAGTTAAATCATTAGATGATACAACATTTGGTCGTTATGTCAATGATGAGCAAGTAATTTATGTAGTTGTTGATAATCGCAATCCTGTAGATATCTTGCGTACACTAGCACACGAAATGGTACATTATGCGCAGGGTCAAGATGATCAACTTGATAGCACTTCCGGCGAAACAGGCAGTCCAATTGAGAACGAAGCCAACGCAGAAGCAGGTGTTATTATGCGGTTGTTTAATCAAAAACATCCTAGCTATATGCAGGCCGATCCAATAGCATTACCTGAAGCATGGAGTGCAAAATACAAAAAGAGTATTAATTGCAGTAACCCAAAAGGATTCAGTCAAAAGGCGCACTGTGCCGGACGTAAGAAAACTGATGAGAACTTTGCAGATGGTAAGAAGCCAGGCCGTAAAGGACTAGCCAAACGTTCAGGTGTTGACTGTGGTCAAAGCATAAGTAAATTAAGAAGCGTTGCAAAAAATAGCAGTGGCGAAAAGCAACGTATGGCACACTGGTGCGCTAATATGAAATCAGGGAGAAGTAAATGAAGTCAAATGAATTTTTATCAGAATCTGAAAAGCAAAAAGGTGTTGACGGTAAAGCCTGCTGGGATGGTTATAAGCGCATGGGCACTAAGAAGAAAGGTGGCAAGACTGTTGACAACTGTGTTAAGATGGAAGAATCCATTGATGAGTACGATGACGAAGCCGGCATGGTTGACAGTAATTTAGAAACAATTAAACGTGCTGCTGAAGAATTAGATCAAGTGTTAGGCCAAGATGACAACATGGCTGAATGGGCACAGGAAAAACTAGCAGTAGTTAAGAGCATGTTAGTTGCTGTTAAAGACTATGTAGTTAGTCAAAAATCTACAGGCATCGATCCACAAATAGACGAAGAACTAGAAGAAACATACCACGGTGATGAGTTCTTCGAAGCCTACGGCGAAATGTGGTTTAACGAAGATGAACAATTAGACGAAGCTGAATATCACGGACGTAAAGTTCCCCTAGGTAAACCAATGCAGGGTGATGTTAAGAAGTTTAAAGTATATGTTAAAGATCCTAGCACAGGTAACATCAAAAAAGTAAACTTTGGTGATCCTAATATGCGTATTAAGAAGTCAAACCCTGCGAGACGTAAATCATTTAGAGCACGTCACAACTGTGCAAACCCGGGTCCACGCACTAAAGCACGTTACTGGTCATGCCGCAAGTGGTAATATGACCAACTGGGAAACTTACGTTAAAGAATCCTATGAGCTTATTAAAGAAGCTGAAACTGCACTATCAATCACATTAGAACACAATGTTGAAGCATACGTTGTACACTTGTTCGCACACTTCCTAGACAAACCCAATGTCAATACAGAACCTGTGGGCATTAAACTAATGGCCAGTACCAATCTACCCGTAGCACAACGTAAGATATTACTCAAAGATGTAGGCGATGAATGCTTGTTAATCAATGCTATGGAATGGAACCGACGTCGTTGGCCTACTGATACCTACTATGCTGAAATGGGGCAATCTGCTTATGTTACACGTGCTGTTGTGGCTAGGCCTGTAGAAGATATCTACGACGATTTGGCTATGGAATTTACTACAGTTACACAGGTTCTACGTAGATGTAGAATTAGTTAATTTCATTAATTTCATTGCTATTAACACCCTGCAATACAACCAACTAGTATCAATTTCCCACCAATACCGATTGAAGTACGGAGTAGTTGTATCATTATGATGATGCGCATGCAATACTTCACCGCCGCCGAATATACCCGGAAAAAATATTTTTGATTTATCCTTGCCACTATTGCCTGCATAGGTAAACCCAATTTTATGATAGCCATAGTTTGATAATATTACAGCACAGGGATTAAAGACATAAAGAAAAAATGCGCCTATTACTGCACCAGGCACGCCAAATAATATAGTCAGCACAGCCCACAATATAATTGTTCCCAATCTTGGATATTTACTATATAGATTAAGTTCAATCCAATCAATGGCAGTTATGATATCTGGTGCATATAATTTCATTTCCTCGTCGCTGATATAATAAGGACGGCCTAGTTCATTGTGTTTATAGTCAAGCATCTGCGTAAATGTTAATTGATAAGGACTATGTGGGTCTAGCTCAGTATCACTATACTTGTGATGTTTTCTGTGTTGGGCGGCATAGTGTTGCATCCAATTGGGCCAAGAATACTGCATGGTAATCCATACCCAAAATCTAAAAAAATGTTCTAGTCCAGGTGCAAAGCTAAAATAATGATGGCCTTTACCTCGATGTATGTAGATGGAAAATACCACAAATGTTACATGCATTATTATTAAAAATGTAATTATAGCTGCGGTTAACCCAAACATTGTGCGCCTCTTTGTATTATCATACTTATATATCAGCGTCGGTAATAATAAATTTTATAGTGTTGACATGGAGATGTAAATAGTATATAATATATTTTTAACTAAAGGAATGACATCATGGCATTAATGTTTTCAGCTGAACAAAAGGCAAAACTTATTCAAATTGTTAACGAAGGCGTACAAGTACTACAAGAAGTAGAAGATTTAAGTGCCGGCCTTAGTGATACTATCAAAGCAGTAGCAGAAGAATTAGAAATTAAACCTGGCCTACTTAAAAAAGCAATTAAGATTGCACAAAAAAGTAAATTCGGCGAGACAAACGAAGATCACGAAACTGTTACTGATATTTTAGAAACAGTTGGCCGCACACTTTGATTGATTGGCACAAGACTGCGGAATTCATTCGTCGAGATTGGCACAGTCATCCAATACGACTAATATTAGAAACAGTCAACTGGGCATTGAATTTTGTAATAGCTATGTTGTTTACACTAACAGTGCCCGATGTGCCATTACTGGTAATTTATCCATTGTTTTTCACAGCATTGGGTATCAGTATGTATTCTGCAGCTAGTCGAGGCAGTTTTGGTTTATTAATGACCAGCGTAACTATATTTTTAATCGATTTAGTAGGCTATTACCGGCTATTAATGTTACAATAAAAGAGTCGTACACTTTACGTACAAGCACAAGGTTAACCGGCCACAAGCGGTAGGAGAGTAAATGAGTTATGTTGACGCACTGTTTGACAGGGCAAAAGATCGTATCTACGTTGTAGAAAGAAAAGAAGGCATGCGCGAGTATGTCGAATACCCAGCAAATTATGTCATGTACATTGATGACCCTAAGGGTAAGTATCGCACAGTATATGACACTCCAGTAAGTCGTTTCAGCACACGTGTTGGCAAGGAATTCCACAAAGAAACACGTATTCAATCGGGCAAGCGTATATGGGAAAGTGATATCAATCCTGTGTTCCGTTGTTTATCAGATAACTATCTTGGTATTGATTCACCTAAACTACAAACTGCGTTTTGGGATATTGAAACAGACTTTGACCCAGCACGTGGGTATGCTCCTACCAGCGATCCGTTTAATCCTATTACAGCTATATCAGTTTACTTAGATTGGCTAGACAAGTTAGTTACCTTAGTTATTCCGCCCAAGAGCTATAGTTGGGAAACTGCACAGGAAATATGTGACCAGTATGAAAACTGTTTTATGTTTGAACGTGAAGCAGACATGTTGGATACATTCCTTAATCTAATTGATGATGCAGATGTCTTAAGTGGCTGGAACAGTGAGGGCTATGATATTCCATATACTATTGGGCGTGTTACACGTGTGTTAAGCAAAGATGACACTAGACGCTTTTGTCTATGGGGTCAGTATCCAAAACAGCGTGAATTTGAACGTTTTGGTGCCGCAAACATCACTTTTGACCTCATTGGCAGGGTTCATTTAGACTACATGCAGTTGTACCGCAAATACACCTATGAAGAGCGACATAGTTATAGTTTAGATGCTATTGGTGAATATGAATTAGATGAGCGTAAGGTTGCCTATGAAGGTACATTGGATCAACTGTACAACAAAGACTTTCCTAAGTTCATTGACTATAACCGTCAGGATACTATGTTGCTAGGAAAACTAGATAAGAAGTTACGCTTCTTAGACTTAGCCAATGAACTTGCGCATGATAACACAGTGTTGCTACAGACTACAATGGGTGCTGTAGCAGTTACAGAGCAGGCTATCATCAATGAAGCACATCAACAAGGGTTAATTGTTCCTAATCGTAAGAATAGAGATGACATGGGCGATACACAAGCGGCAGGTGCTTATGTAGCCACTCCAAAAGCAGGCATGCATGATTGGATTGGTTCGGTTGATATTAACTCCCTGTATCCTAGTGCAATTCGTGCGCTTAACATGGGACCAGAAACTATTATTGGACAGATACGTCCAATTATGACAGACCATTATATCAATGAAAAGATGGCCAATAAGTCAAGTTTTGCAGATGCTTGGGAGGGCTTGTTCGCTACCCTAGAGTATACTGCGGTTATGGAAAGTAAACCCGGTGTTGAACTTACAATCGATTGGGAGGCTTCGGGAGAAAGTACTGTACACAGTGCGGCAGAAGTATGGACACTAATCTTCGATAGCAATCAACCATGGATACTCAGTGCTAATGGTACCATCTTTAGCTTTGAGAAAGAAGCAGTTGTTCCGGGTTTGCTAAAACGTTGGTATGCCGAACGTAAAGAACTACAGGCTAAGATGCGTTCATGTACAGATCCAGAAGAGATTGCGTTCTGGGATAAGCGTCAGTTAGTTAAGAAGATTAACTTGAATAGCTTGTATGGTGCCTTATTGAATCCGGGCTGTCGTTTCTTTGATAAGCGTATTGGACAATCAACTACACTAACTGGTCGTACTATTGCTCGACACATGGATGCGTTTATTAATGAATGCTTCACTGGTGTATATGATCACACTGGTGATGCTATTATCTATGGTGATACAGACTCATGTTATTTTAGTGCTTGGCCTATGATCAAAGATGAAGTTGAAGCTGGTAACATGGAGTGGAATGCCAGTATTGCTATTAAGCTGTATGACGATATTTCGGACCAGGTCAATGAAAGTTTTCCCGCAATGATGGAACGTAGCTTTCACGTGCCACGCAGTATGGGCAGTGTGATCAAAGGCGGGCGTGAACTGGTTGCAAGTAAAGGCTTATTCATTAAGAAGAAACGCTATGCTGTGCTGATTACAGACTTAGATGGCAAACGCATGGATACCCACGGCAAGCCTGGCAAGGTTAAGGCTATGGGCCTAGACTTGAAACGCAGTGATACTCCAAAAGTAGTGCAGGATTTCTTAAGTGAGATTTTACTAGCGGCACTTACTGGTGTAGACAAAACTGCTATTATTGACATGGTGCGCGAGTTTAAGATTGCGTTCCAAGATAGACCTGCTTGGGAGAAAGGTACACCCAAACGTGTAAACAATCTAACCAAGTTTACCAAAGCAGAAGAACGTGAAGGTCGTGCCAATATGCCCGGACATGTACGTGCGGCTATGAACTGGAATAACCTAAAACGCATGCACGGTGATAACTATTCAATTAACATTGTCGATGGTATGAAAACTATTGTGTGTAAGTTAAAAGATAATCCAATTGGATTTACCAGTGTGGGCTATCCAACAGATGGCACTCATATTCCGCAATGGTTCAAAGACTTACCTTTCGACAATGACCTAATGGAGTCGACAATTGTTGATCAAAAAGTAGAAAACTTACTCGGTGTGCTTAAATGGAACATTACAGAAAGCACAGACATTAAAACTACATTTGATGCATTGTTTAGTTTTGATTAATGAATGATGTTCAGAAAAAATTAGATGAACTGATCTCACTACGAGAACAATTAGTTCATCTAACTAACAATTTTGAATTGGCAGGTATAAAAAATATCAGCGGTACATCCAATTATGTTAGTAAGGTGCAGGTTATTGCTGAACAATATCAAGATCGTCAGCTGGAAAATAAAACAAATTTTAATAATGCAACTAATAAAGTTCGAAATAAGATTAAAGAAAGCCAACGATTGGCTAGAGAAAGTCAGTTGGCGGCTAGAGAAAGTCAACGTTTAGCTAACGAAAATATTAAAAATTTTAATAAATTAAATTTAGCTGGTACTAAACAATGTGTTAGTTCTATAGAAAGCCTAATAGGTACAATTGACGTAGATATTATTAACACAACTAAAGAGTTAACTAGACTAAAAACTTTAGATAAAATATATAATCAATGTAATACAGATGAATATTTAAAACATTTTTTAATAGAATATTTGAATAGTGACATTGTAGAAACTGTTGATGATGCACTATCAATAACTACATTTAAAATTAAATCACACTGCGATTGGAAATACCCAGGATTGCAGTTGCATCCTATGTCAGAAGAATGGATTAATTGTATGATAACAGCCGATCCATTGTATCTTACCTATCACACCGATATATCTATATATAATAAAAATTTATCAGCATTACCTGAAATTCCCGTTGCAGAATCAATTTCGACATTTACAATTGATTATCAACGACGATTAAGAATATACAACATAAAGAATCAAGATTTTTCTGCACTACCACAAGAATCATTTGGCTGTATTTCATGTTGTAATTTTTTAAATCAGTTTACTTT